GCTTCATCATACTGTTCACAATACCAATCAATGTCATTGTTCTCATAATTGGTTTCTTCCCTAATGTCCCATTCAAGGCATTGTAGGTGCCCTTCTTGATCTTGTATGAGGTAATTGAGAGTATCAAGGAGTGGCATTTTCAGGAACAGGAGGAGGAGGTGTTGGAGCAGGAAGTACGTTAGGTTGTGGTGCTACTGTTTGAACTGTAGGTTGTGGGAGATTTACAGGTTCTGGAGCAACTTGAGGTTGTTGTGCTTGGTCAAGTTTCTTTTCCAACTCCATCACCTTTTGATCCAATGGACTCAAAGGAACTTCTTTTTGAGAATCAGCAAGTTTCCAACCAGTAGCACCAGCAGCAAAGATACTTGCAAGAGCAGCAAAAACAGAAACAGTTTTAGAAAAACTCATTCAATAACCTCCCAATGTGCGTCAGATTTGTCACCGAAACGATTAGTGCCAGTTCTTGTACTTACCCAGAAGAAGTATTTACGATTCTCAGAGGCAAGAAACAATTCACCACCAGTGTCCTGCTCTACAATACAAACAGGATTGTTGTCCATAGTATTAGCAAGACGGTTCTTCGCTTTGCTGGACTTGGGTTTGACTATTACTTTTCTCATCTTCAATCTCTTTTTTCAGTTTGCGAATACCAGTAATGAAGTAAGCAAAATCACGGGTTTCGGTGATAGGTTTGGTTTCACCACATACACCACACTTTGACTCATAAACGGAGGAGCAACCTACAGAATAAACTCCATACTTCTTCCCACAATCAAAACAAGTGTTGTAGGCAGTTTCAAGTTTCTTCAGAAGTGCTTTCTTTTCTTTTAAAGTCATCATAGAGTCCATAAGGGTCGTTGTCTGCAAGGTAATCATACAGTAGTTTGGCAAACCCGTATTGGGGTCTTGTGCCAGTTTCAATACTGGTCGAAGTGGCAACCGTCCACATTATATCCAAATTAAGTTTATCAGGAAAGGGTTTCATCTAATTTCTCCAGGCGATTCCAGTTCCAAGTTCTTTCAATAAATCCAATATCAAATCCAAACTTATATACCCAGAACAAAATACTCAGCAGACCATTACTGCCAGAAGTGATTTGAATGTAGGGCCAAGAAGGAAAATCATTCCAACTTATAGATGTTTGAATAAGTGCCCAACGATCTGTAAATAGAAATTGAACATACCATTCGTGTCCAAAGTCTTCACGATGAGACCATTTAGCAACTTGAAAAAATTTAATTGGTTTCATTGTTCTCCTCAAAGTCAAACCATTCATACAGAGAGTTCATAACCTGTTCCACAATATTATCAATAATAGCATCTTCTGTTGGATTTTCTACGTGTTTATGGGCACGTTTGTACCCATAACGAACACCTTCTTCCAGTGCCATCTCCAATACTTTACGAAAATTGGGTTTCATTGTTTAAACTCTTTCTCAAGTTCTTTTGCAAGTTTATATGCTCTTCTCCACATCAAATACTTTACAATTGGATTACGTGGATTATGAAGCAACCACCACTTTCTTTTTTCATATTCTGACTTTAGAATTTTAGAAATTAATGTGACGGCATATGCCACACTATCGTCCGTTGCAATCAAATATGCAACAAACATAAAAATTCCAAACCAAAGATAGTAAGAAGTCATTTTTTATCTTTTTCAATTTTAATGGGGCAAGATGGAACTAATCGCCGTATTTCAATGACAATTTCTGTTTTTTGTTTATCAGTAAGTCCAGCAACATTTGCTACGTTATTCAATAACTGAAATGCTTGACTGCAAGATATAATGGTTGCTGAAAAAAGTACTACCATACCACTCTCACCCCCAATTCTATTACTATTTAATGATAGTCATATTTAAAGAAATTTTTCTAATGATGATGTACCTGAATTGGTTTTTGTTTTTAATACTTTGATTTGTTTTTGAATGTAAGATTTGGCAGTTGAATAGTTGTTGGCAGTGTGAACTTGTTGTCCTTTATAGACAATAATAAACTTCTTTCCCCAAGGAATTGCTGCCCATTCCCCATCTTTTGATACAAAACCATTTGGGTCTCCTGGAGTTGGATTCAGAAGACCCTCATTCTGAATATTAGTCATTAAAATGCCACAGTCACATTCAGAATTTGTGCATTTGGATACTGAGACTTTGCGACTCGTTTTGCATCCTGATAGTCACGAGCATAGCATTCCACATAGAATACATTGCCTTGAACATAGCACTGAACACGGTGTTTCATTGGAGGAACCTCTGTTGGTTACGAATGTATTATAGCAGAATGGGGATCCCGAAGAATCCCCCTGTGACAGTTATGAAAGTGTCACATCACTCACACAGCAACCGCCTCAAGAACTTTAGACAGTTCGCGCAACTTAAGTTCATTGTTTTTGGCTGCAGTGCCATTACAAGCCCAGTAAAAAGTGGATCCATCATCATTGACAATTGTATTGTCACGATAAAGTTCATCATTAATGTCAAAGAAATTCATGACCAATTCATCAGTAATTTCACCTTCATAATTAGAAATCAACCAAAAAACATTTGCTACAGAATTGGGACGAACTTTTGCAGGATCGATTTCGTTAATAATGTTTTCGATGATAGTAAGGTTTTTCACTACTTTATCTTTGTCAAGAACCTTGTTAGTGTAATCATAATCTTTCTTAGATTGAGCGATTCCAAAAATTTCACCAGGTTGCATTTCAGAAAAGATAATAGTATCAACCAACCATTCATCACCTTTCAAACGCTTCTTGTAATTAGTACCATGAATTCGAATAAGGAGAGTGAAAAATTTGTTGCTAAGTTCCCGAATAAAATCTGCATAGTCCGTCCCAAAAGCATTCCGCTTTTCTTGGCGATTCAACGGGCATCCAGCGTTAACATTCAAAAACACATCACTTAGACCCTTATATCCAATCTCGGTGTAAGTGTTAACAACAACTTTGCGATTTCTGAGTTCATGTTGAATTGTTTCGCTCAGTTTAGAAAAAACCCTGTTGTGATTACCAACAACCAATGGTTCTACTGAATCCCCCATAATAATCTTGTAGGAACCTCGTGGAATAGTGTACTCATCATTGAAGAACCTGGTGAACCAATTAAACCGATTGTTACCATCCAAAGTGATGTAATTAAAGCATTCTGCCCTCAATTGTTGAAAATAATCCTTTGCTCGATCATCACTTTCTTGAAGTTTTTTACTAGCAGAGGCACGAATAAGATCTACAAAAACAAATGAACCCTCAAGACGATCCAGAAGAAAAGATTGAAAATACCCTTTACAATCTTTTGCGTTCCATGCTTCAGGCCGCTGAAATTCAGGAGGAGCAATTGTTGCAGAAATATTGTCCATCATGTTGCGTACCGTAAGAATTTCAGTAGGACGCTTCATGGGAGTAATTTCCTTCACTTCTTTTTTAAGAAGATCCAGAATGTTAGATTGTGTCATTTTTTTATTAGTAAAGTATAAAAAGTTGATGGAAGAGAAGGGAAAAAATATCTCAACCGATCAACATAGACAGTTTAACAACTTTGGGTGGGGATGTCAAGCCCCCTCGACGGGTCAGCGTTTGATCACACTGACAGCAGGTTCGCCTTGAACAAAGATGGTGTCCACGACTGCCTGCATTTTCTTAGCGGTTGTAATGCCAGTGTTACTATACACGGGAACATGGACGAATCCATATGCCTTGTGATAGTCCTTCAACTGTCCAGGAACCAGAGTCCCTTCTGAGAGGCGCCTAGCATCGTCTGTGTGGAGTCGAATCACACGACCGATAGTCTGTGCCATAGCAATGTAGTCCATGTTCCTCATGAGCACACAGGAGGTCAATCCGGGGCAGTTAATGCCTTCACTGAGAATGGAATAATGAAGAAGAATGAATTTCTTCTCAGAATCCTTACCCCACTTTGTCAGAGTGTCAAAGAACACCTCACGACCAACCTTTTGATTGTTGATGAATGCACCATACTTTGCAGTAATCCACATGACATCATAACCATGAGACTGAACCTCACTCATAAAATCAGTCTCTGCAAGCATCCGAATCAGAACCTTGGTGTTTGGTGCAGCGACCAAGACCTTCTCCATATGATCTTCATTGAGAATCGTATCAAGAAGAGTCATGCAATCACGCTCCGCAGCAAACTCTTTGTCACGATGAACATTCATAGAATGAACTTGAACTTGAGGAGGAAGAATATATCCACCTTCAACGAGTTCAGGTGCAGAAACATTACAGATTACTTGACCATATACAGTACCATCATTCATTCCTGGTTTGGATACAACAGATGAATGCTTCGGAGTTGCAGTAAAGAAATAGCAACGATTCGCATGAGCACTGAAATGCTTGGTTGGTTCAAAGAAATGGCGTTGAACGGAATTATGTGCTTCATCAAAATAAATTGTGTCCACATGAATATCAGATCGTTGAATCTGAATCAGTGAATGATAAGTCGTAAAGATCAGTTTGTGACCTTTGACCTGATAATTCCAAGCAAAGATCTTACTTGGATTAGTTGTGCTAAAGTGATGTGTCTCACCAGAGTGTACATGCATCACAGAAGCATTGGTGATATGCTCCAAGAATTCTGCAGACAACTGCTCCGCGAGCATGATTCTTGGTGCCACCACCACAATTGTCTGAGGAACGCTATTGGAAAACTCTCTGATTGCATCAAAAATCATAGTCGGAGTCTTACCACCTCCAGTGGTCATCAGCACTTGACCCTTGCTGTGCTGCTCCATGGCACTGTAAGCACGGTTCTGATGTGGACGAAGAATCATGAGTTTCATTGTGTATGGAGTCATTATAGCATCAAAAAACCCCCTATGATGGGGGTGTAGTGGACAGTTCTTAAAGTGTCCTATAGATGCTTAAAGCCTCATCTTCAACCGGGACAAAGGTAGTCTAGCAGTATTAGAGCATTATGTCAATCTTTTGAATCTTTTCCTATTTCTTCAACCATTTCTTCAAATGCTTTTTCCCAACCATCTGTGGATTCCTTCCACTTTTCTAATGGACAACTATCAAGTATTATTCTTGCTTTAGTTTCAAGAAAACATCCACATTCAATACATCTTTTTTGATCAGAGTCATATTTGTCACAGGATTTGCATATTTCTAATCTTTCATTAAAAAGATTATCGTCTGCAAATAAGTTTTTACCGTTTGTACTCTGAATATGTTTAATTATATCTAAAGTAAACTTAGATAAATTTTTAGACTGCTCAATCAAAGAAGGATATTTTTTTTCCACGAATAAACTCAAAAATAACTGATTTATTTAGTACCTAGTATTAAATCGTTTCTACCATTCGGATCAAATCCATAGTTAGATCCAACAACAGCTGCTCCAGGACTACCTCCATTAGATCCATAATATGCAGAAGCAGGTGCAATGTAAAAAATATTCGTCATAGTTTGAGTGTCGTTTCTTATAGTTCCACCACCTTGTTTTGCCCAATCACCACCATTTCCACCAACTTTTCCATTCTCTCCAGTTGTTGCATATGTTGGGCAATTTGCAGCAGTTCCCGATGTTGGTCCATTTGTTATATTTAATGTTGATATTGCATTGGATCTTGTTTGATTATATCCTTGTCCTAAACCACCATTTCCACCTGTTCCTCCAGGAGCACCAGGTTTATTTTTTGGATCATAGACTTCACAAAATGCAGGTCCTATGCAAGTATTTCTGCACCAAATAAAACAATTACATCCTCCACCAACATTATGACCTCCATATCGACGAGCATCCTTAGAATCATATTTTGTACCGTTAATGGTTACTGGAGTGTTTGGATTTCCACATTCTGGATACCATTCACAATTACAACCACCTCCCTTTGTATATGTTCTTCTTTCCCAACATGGTCCGTTAGGTCCAGTCCAACCATCCGCACCTCTTGCACCACCTCCGCCACCACCTTTAATTGCGGAACCTTCATTCATTGTAATCAAAATTTTAGATGTTACTCCTTGACCAGTAGAATTTACATATAAAGCGTTTCCTCCTACTCCAGAATTTCTTGCACCACCAGCACCTAAAATTTGACCACCATTTCTCAATTCAATTTCAAAATTATATGCCTCAGTATCAAAATACGCAGCATATTTTGATACTGAGATGGAACCTATAGTTCCATCTACGTAAAAAACTTTATTAATATTTTTATTTAAATTTGAATTCCAAGATTGGGAAGATATATTAATTCCATTATTATTAGTATCAGATGAATTATCATTTGTTTCGCTTTGTATGATATCATAGTATTTAATTTTTCCACCATAAAATTGAGATAGTTTCCAATTTATAGATGATGAAATCGTAGAATTTTCTGTTGCATTTGGGACTATTGGATTTGATTCAGCGTTACTTGTATTTCTTAGTAATTCTGAAGCCTTAATCGAACCACTATCAGTTTCTTTGAAGTTAGTTCTCAGTGAAGAAAATGATATTGGAGTGGAACCAAGTAATACATTGTAAAATTTTCCAGCGCCTTTATTGTAAGAGATTGTAACTGCCATTTTATGCTATACTAGTAAAGGTCCTGCCATCCATATGTAGTTCCACCATTAAGACTTCCATAACCTTGATGTTTTTTAGTTGTAGTATTGTAAATGATAGCACCCTCAACAGTAGTAAGACCTACATTATCTGCAAAAGTATCTCTATTGCTGGTAGATACGGATGGTGGAATAAAATATCCAATAGAAGTTGC